GCAGCCTAGTCGCAACCGGGGCAGCTGATAGCCTTGCAACAGAACAGCATTTTAATAATTTCTTGGTAGTATACTAATAAACCAAGTGGTGGTCTGTTGATCTTACGATCAGCCCTAAACAATTACGGTGCAGAAGCAATTCAGTACTAAGCATGTGACACGTTGGTGTTATTGTTCTATACGAAGACGCGGGTTCGACTCCCGCCACCTCCACAAAACATTTAGCAACTCTTAATTGAGTTGCTATTTTTTTATATATTTATCTATGAATAAAAATTGTTGTGAATTGGTTTTGTATTATTAAAAACTTAAAACAACAGGTATGAACTTTAAACAATGGATCATCGATTTGTTCAAAGATGAACGCGGATCAACTTCAATTAAACCAGTAATTGCATTTGTAGGTGCGTTATTTTTATGTGCTACTATGACAATGAATTCCTTTTCAATAGCAGATATCAAACCTTCAGCCGAATTAGTAAATGCAGTAATGGTAATTACAGCAATTGGTATGGGTGCTGACTCATTAGATAAATTCTCTTTTAAAGGAAAAAAAGAAGAATCAACTGACGAACCAGCTGAATAATGGGTTAATATAAAAGGCTGCGTTAACTTTTTAAATTAACTTAATAATGGATGATTTAAGTAAATTCGTCCCACTGTTTTTTAGTGGAGGATGGATTGTATTACTTATTGGTGCTGCCGGAATGATAGCTAGACTAGCTACAAGCAAGAATCCTGAAGATAAAACTCCAGGACAGATTGTTAGTAATATAGCAGCTGCAATGATTGCTTCTTTAATTGCCTGGTTTATACTAGAGCAATTTGAAGTAGCGTCGATGTATAAGGCTATCGCTTATGGATTAGTAGGATTAAATTCACCTGAGTTACTATCAGGTATAATTAAAATATCCACTAACTTTGCTAATAACCCAGCAGAGTTTATGAAAAATATAAAAACAGGTGGAGCACCACCTCCAAAAAAGAAAACAACTAAAAAACCAAAACCACGAACTAAAAAAGGTTAGTATGAAGAGTTCTACAATAATGATTATTCTTACAGCAATTATTATAGCTGTAGCATCGTTTGGAAAATATGTTGATGGAAAGATACATCAGTCAGCAACTACAATTTTAGAAGACAGATTAAAACCAGGACCACTCTTATCTCACAGGTTTGATTACTACGGCACTTATATTAATAATGCTTTCTCAACAAATATCACTAATATAGACACAGTACTTGCTCATAAAGATGATATATTAAAATCAAGAGAGGAAACAGGTAAGGATTGGAAAGCATACCTTGCTACTTATCTAGTACCTGAAGAAGATTCAGTTGCTCATTTAGCGGATAAGGAAATGGTTGAAGTTGATAAGAAATTAGATGCTATATTTGATTTAGCACAATCGGATAAAGTAGCTGCACAAAAACTATTAGATGAAAGTAAAATTAAAGAAACACTTCCATCAATAACAGATAAAGTTAACTGGTTAACAGATTTACAAACTAAAGTAGGTCAAGAAGAAACAGTTAAAATGTTAAATTTAATAGCGTTATTTGATAATTTTATGATTGGCGCTCTAGCATTAGCAGTAATGCTAGCAGGATCAATATTATACTCAGCTATCAGAGATAGAAAAGAAAAACAACCAGCTAAAAAGAAAGTAACTAAAAAATCAACTGCTAAAAAGAAACCGGTTAAGAAACCAATCAAAAGAAAAAAATGAAAAAACTAATCACGGTTATATTGTTACTAATCAGTTCAGTAGCTTACAGCCAAAAAAATTATATATGTACCGGTACAGGGATATTTTTTAATTCACCTATTAGTGATTGGAAAAATACAATGGGTGCTAATGTTGAATATGGTAGGTACTTAAAATCAGGGATTGCTGTAGGTATTAACTTTGGATATTGGTCATTTGTAAAAGGAACTGAGTTTAATGGATTAAAAATAACATTCCCAATCCATAATAACGATTACTACAGTTTCTCATTTAGTGGCGGGGTAAATTACTTTTATAAACCTAAAGACTTATTATTAGAATATGATTTTAATAGTAACATCTATATCAGTAAAGATAAATCAGTATCATTAGTATTAAACTACTGTAGACAAAGTGGTTTAGGATATGATAAAGCTGAGAGTTTTAATTTTGGAATTAATAAAGATTTTTAAAATGGCAAGAGCAAATAAAAAACTACACAAACCTAAAAGAATGGATTCAATTAGGAAAACCTTAAAAAGAATTAAACAAAATTCTGATATTATCAATAAATTAAAAATAAAGTAAAATGGATATTAACAAACTAAAAGGACACATTCCGGATAGCGTTATAGCGATGTTACCGGACACAATGGCAAAATTTGAATTGAATACCCCACTACGTTTAGCACACTTCCTAGCTCAAGCAGGACATGAATCAGGTGGATTCAAAGCAGTGAATGAAAATTTAAACTACGGAGCAAAAGGATTACTTACTATCTTTAAAAAGTATTTTGCTTCAACAGAAAAAGCAGCTGCTTACGAGCGCAAACCAGAAAAAATTGCTAATCTAGTATATGGTGGAAGAATGGGTAATGGTCCTGAAGCAACAGGTGAAGGGTACAAATTCCGTGGACGTGGTTATATTCAGTTAACTGGTAAAGATAATTATAAAGCATTTGATGCCGTTGTTGAAGAAAATTTACTTGAATCTCCAGATTTAGTAGCAACTAAATATCCATTGTTATCAGCCGCTTGGTTCTTCCATAAGAATGGTCTACACAAGATTGCTGATGAAGGAGCTACAGATGCTGTTGTTACTAAAGTAACCAAACGTGTTAACGGGGGTACTATTGGTTTAGAAGATAGAATTAAGCATTTTAAAGAATTTTATAGTTTATTAGCTTAATTTGGTAACCTAAACATACTTTATTATATTTAGTACTATAAACTGATAAAGATTATGGTACTAGTATTTATTGTTATGTTCATTGTTACTGCTCTTATATCTTGGTTATGGGCTACTGGTATTGATAAAATGAAGAATGAACATCCTGATTATAAAGGACATGATTTCTTAGATTGGGATGATAATCATAATCACACTGAAGGTGATTTTTGACCTTAACTAATAAACTATATTTAGTTATATGGAACAAAATTACCCACCCCCAGTTTATCCAAAGACTGATCCTGAATGGGAGGAGAAACGTAAGCAGATATTCTACAATCAGATTAAACGAACTACGTGGATGGCTAATAGTGATGAATATCAAGGTAAGCCAAGAGGTAGAAAATCAAAAATGCTTACTCGTGCTGAAACAAAACCAAGGACTAAATTAGAAGAAAAAGCATTTACAAATAAATTTTTTAATTATAATAAATAGTATATGAAAAAGTATATAGGAGCGATTTTAAGTTTATCTAGTGTTGGAATGTTGTTTTATATCATTTTTGATCAACAACATCAAATTAAAACATTAAAAGCATCAAGACCAAATATTGATTCAATACAACATGTAGTTGACTCATTACATGATGAAAATTTCACTCAACATATTGAATTAGATCGTTATGATATTGCTATTGAAAGATTAAGAGAAAATTATCCACAAGCAGCAGAACAATTTGATGATTGTTTAAAAGATACTGAATAATAAAAAATAAATAGGTTATGAATATAGTTTATGACATTAACCCAGACACGGGTATAATGAGGCTAAAGTTTAAGAAAGACTGTCTCAATCCATTAGGTGATAAAAAAGAAATTTTCGAGAAGTATATTTTACCAATGTTAGCAATGAATGATAAATTCTTATTAACTGGTAGTCTATCCTTAAAATTATTAGGTTTTGAACCTATAAATGATATAGGTGATTTTGATCTTGGATTATTATCTAAATTCACAGAAGAAGATTATCATAATCTTAAAAGTTTCTTTAACTTACATGATAATATAAATGATAGTAATTACGGAGATGTTCCTGATAAACCATTTAAATTTGATTTAGATGCTCATCTATGGCAATTCTCAAAACAATGGGGTGAACCAACAGACAATCCAGATATAAACAAAGCAATGTTTTTTAAACTAGATATTTTCAATGATGAGATTATCCGTAAA